ATCAAGGCTACTGGCGTCATTGGAGCTGTTGAGATAGGTGCGGATTGTCTCCGGCAGCATCCCGACAAGCTCAGCACACTGCTCGACGGTCGGATTCATGCCGTGCTGCTCGCGGTATTCAATCGTGTAGGTCCTGATCTTCCGAAGGATGTCAGGCGCACCGCTTGGCAGCTTGATGATGCGGTCTTGGACCTGAGAGGCTCGCATGATGCCTTGTTTGATCCACCAGTAGGCATAAGTCGAGAACTTGTAGCCGCGTGACGGGTCAAACATTTCAGCGGCGCGTATTAGCCCGATGTTTCCCTCTTGGATCAGATCTTGCATCGTGATCCGGGTTGTCATCTTGCTGAACTTGCCTGCCACCCGGATTACAAGGCGAAGGTTGCCTTGAATCATCCGGCGCTTTGCTCGCTCGCCAATCCGAACGATCTTTTTCTCCTCTCTTGTTAGGTCCTCTTTGCCCACGAGGGGCATCATCTGCTGAATAGCGTTGCCGAGCTCGATTTCTTCCGCAGCAGTCAACAGCGGGATCTTTCCGATCTGATTCAGGTAATCGCTGATTGCGCTGGACATTAACCCGTAAAAAAAGGGGGGCAAGCCCCCCGGGACATTAGAACGGCATTTCGCCGGATTCAACCTTCGGCTTAGGAGGCAGCGAAAAGTCGTTCACGGCGACGTTCAGGTTGGCACGGGTCTCGCCGTTCTTCGCTTCGTAGGTCTCGATGTAAGCCTGCCCGGTAACGGTAACTTGCGAGCCCTTGGTGAGGAAGTCGGAGACGACCTTGGCGCGGGGACCCCACACGGCGCAGCGGAGTGCGGAGGTGTGATCCTCGCCTTTGATCTTCTTGTTGCAGATGATGGTGAAGTTAGCTACGTCGTTGTCGCCAACGGTGCGGACTTCGGGGTCGGCTGCGAGGTTGCCGACTGCGGTGATTTGAAGCATGAGCCGAAAAACTTAGAAACGATGTGCGAGAGAGCCTGCTTTGTGCTGTAGTCGCGTGATTGGGCGTAATGCCGCACGGACTCACAAAGGTGAGGCGGTAGAACGGTTTCGAGATGATCCAAAGATTTTGGGCTTAGCCGCTGTTGAGCGTAAAGAGCCGCCATCTGGGCGTGCATCATCTCGTCGGTCATGGCGCTACTGGGTTAAGCGCTCCTGAATGAACCGCAGGTGTTTAGGGAGGGTGATGTGCGAGGAGATGAGCTCACCTTCTGGCACGTTGTACTCCTTTTGGAACTCCTTGATGATCTTGTTCCTGCTGGCAACCGGCTCCTCTTTGAGGAGATCCCGGATTGTCTTTAGGTCAGAGTCGCTCAAGGGCGTCTCTTCGGCGGCTAGCTCGGGAGCTTGAACCTTCGGTTTAGCAGCGGCTTTCGGCTTCTGCTCTACCTTCGGAGAAACCTCAACAGTTGTGGCAGGTTCGCCCTTTGCCTCCTCGATTTCCTCCCGTGCCCACAGCTCGTAACCGAGGGAAAACGTGAAGGCAGCGTTAGCGCAAAGGGCGCGACGGTGACTGTCGGTAAGGGTGCGGCAGCTGACCTTATCGAAGCGGATTGGCTGGTTCCTGTTGTCCTGGCAGGGGTAGACGAAATCAGGCGTTGCCTGATCTTCGGGTCCGGTGAAGTAGCTGACGAGGTAAGCGGAGCCGTCAGGTGCTTGCCAGACGTGCCCGCCGTCCGGGGCAGGTTTTAGGTGGAACTCCCAGCCGGAGGCGGAAGTGTGAAGGTGGTTAGCAATCCTTGCCCAGCTGACGTAATCAGCGGCGTAGGAGCCAGAGCCTTTGCGGAAGACGTCATCCTTAGAGATGACACCCGCAAGGTTGGGGATAGTCATTTGGTGGGTGTAAGCGCAGTGAGCGTGATGATCGCACCAGGGGGTTCGTTACCGATGCAGTAACGCCTGGTGGCGTCGATAGAGATGACTTGACGGTCATCGTCGAAGAGGACGCCGGTTAAGGCATCGTTGGTGCTTCGCAGGAGCTTGTCTAGGTCTCCGGTAGAAGCAGACATGCAGTGCGGGGGGGCGGTCGAGCGTAAGCCACTTTTGTTGAAGTGAGACTTGGGTCGTTGGAAGCGGAAAACAACCGAGAGGATCATCGGCGCTGCCGTATCCCAGGCGGCAGGCTTTTTCTCGATAGCGGCGTGTTTAACGTCTTGCCGCCAGGGCTTTACCTTTTTGCTGGACTCGATCATCACTCCGCGTCCGACGTGGCGTTTCGAGCCTTGAGGAGCGGGGATGCCGTGAACGGCGAAGGTAACGCTGTCGGTCAAATCATGCTGTCCAATCGGTAGAAGATTGTCAGCTTGCGTTCGGCGTGTCCAGAGTCGATGTCCTTTTCTTTAATGGTGTCGATCGCTTTTTGCGCCTCCTTGCTGAGCTTGAAGGTGCTGCGTTCGATGCGGCTGTACTTGGCGTTGCTGAACTGGTAGACGCCATCGGATGTTTCGTTGGGGTCGAGTTCCCCGAGAGCCATTGCGCCTTCGAGCTGTTCTTTGAGGAAGGCTTCGCGGGCGTTAAGTTCGTCGCGCTCTTCGCGGAGCTGAAGGAGAGCGTCGATCAGGTCCTGCGGCGTGGTGATGTTGGTGGTCACTTGTTGCACTCCGGGGCGACCTTGACGTAGGGCTGGGTGCCGCTATGGGTGCTGCCGTGATGGGCGGTAGCTTCGTATCCGATGAAGGCAAAGCCTGCGGCGGCGAGCAGGAAGCAGAGAGCGTTTCCGAGTTTGTTTTTCATGGGTTCAGGCAGCCGCCCAGCGGCGCGCTGTAGAGGGTGAGCAGTTCCAGTAAGCGGCTACCTGTTTCCAGGTCCAGCCACGCTGGCGTTGTTCGTTAATGCGTTGACTTTTAGATTTGCTGAAATGCCAAATGATGAGGAGAGGCAGAACAAGCAGGGCTAAGAGCCACAGGATTGAGGTTGAAATCATGAGAGAGACGCGATGGGTAAGATCAGTTGCAGGTAACGGTGATACGGCGGATCAGGTCGAAGACCAGATCGGAACCCTCGGGGCTGCTGGGGTCGATGTGGTTCTTTTCGAGGATGTCTTCTGCCATCTCGGAGAGCGTGTCGATCAGCTCTTCGCAGATGTAGTCGTTGAAGGAGTCGGCTAGATCCTGAGCCATCAGGCTCTCCTGCTGGGCGGAGAGTTCGGGGTGCTCGACGGGTGAAAGGGGAAGCATGTGTAAGACGCGATGGGCTTGAGGCATTTGCCTCATGAATCAAATATACCAGATTGGATCCAGGCTGGACCACTTCGAGGACAGATCTAGGACTGGTTTGGGGACTTACATGGTTTGACTGCTTACGCGGTGCCAACGGGAGGTCGCAAACCGGACCCTGGTACTACACCGTGTCCTCGACGGGAACCTAAAGTTTCTTGCGCTTGGGATGATGGAACCCCACCAGTTAGCCCGACCAGTGGGCATCCCCTACGCAGGCAGCAGTCGCGGAGTCATTGCGTAACTCCTCCCAATGCCCCAGTATCAGCGGCGGTACTTGCCAGGTGGCAGCTCAAGGCAATGCTCAAGCAACGCCACCTGCCATTCGACTTCCATGTTCAGTAAATACTCCCGCGACTCGTCGGACAAAGGCATCCGCAGAATCGGTTGGAGCCGTGGCTCCCCCGCGACCATTGCGCGGAGGTACTGAAAGATCAGTCGAGCACCTGCTGTCATGGCAGCTCGTTTAGGTCGATGACTTTGACAGGCTTGCCGTCATGCCCCCGGTAGTAAAGGGTGCCGTCGCAATCCGTATCAGGACACCAGCAGCTCTGCCGCAAGTCACGGATCAGATCCATGTTGAAGTACAGCGCATCCATCATTTGATGTAGCGCCGTCGTGTCTGCCTCTTCGCTGTTGTCGTCATACCAAGCGAAGACCGTGTTGGTAATTGTGGATTGGATGGACTTCAGCGCAGACTCGTTTTTTTCGAGCCATTCGCCCATCAGGATTAGGCGCTGCAGCCGCCTGCTATGAGCCTTCTTGATTGCAAGGCGCTGCTTTTTCTCGACCTCCTCCTTAAGCTGGGCTTCGAGCTTGTCGCCTTCGCTCGGCTCAGGCTTTACCCCCTCCTTCTTTTCTTGCTCGACTTCGAGCTTCTCTGCGATTAACGCCTGCAGCTCCGAGGGCTGGTTCTGAAGCGGCAGAGCAAAACCAATTAGGTCTTGCTTGTTCTTGGCGACTTCGCGGATCGAAACGCGGATGACGGACTTGCGGGGGACCAGATCCCACCAGCTTTCGCCAGGGCTATCTGGTTCGTAGACCAGTACGTCATTCCAGCCTCCGGTGTTCTTGTCGTCAGGCAGTTTCACGACGGCAGTCATCCCGCCGTTTTTAACGCCCTTGTCCCAGGAGACGGGGGAATGGAAGAACCGGATGATCGGCGCTTCGACAGATTTGGGGAAGTTGGTTGTGGTCATGCGACTTCTCGCTGTTGTTTGTGGATCAGGTCGTTGATGTAGACCGGGTAGGTCGTCCAAGCCTTTAGGGCTTTAGCAAGGAGGCTGGCTTCGAGGTGCCCGAGGGGTCGGATGAAGTCAGCTTCTAGGTGCCCGGTGAGCACCAGGAAGATTAGGTAAGTGCTGGGATGGTTTTCGTTGTCTGCCCAACAGAACAGACGATCGACGTCATACTCGGCGTCGCGGATGGCTTGTGATTTCATTTGAGGTCAACAGAGATGCCGTGTTCGTCCCAAAGACGTTTTGAGTAAATGGTGCGGAGGTAGTGAGCCTCCATCGCGTCGTCCAAGCGACCAATGCTTTTGAAGTACTGCTCCCGCAAGGTCTCCCAGCGGAGAGCGGTGAACAGCAGGTTGTCGGGGACTTCCTTGCCTGGGTTGTTTCGAGGGCGCTTGAGTCTTGGCATAGCTAGCGACGGCGTTTGTGGAAGAGGCTCGTGAGCTTGTCGTCTAGCGCGATGATGGCAGCTGCCCAGCTCCCCGGCTCTGGAGTGTCATAAGGATCAGGTAATGAGTTGCGAGCTTGCCGGGTCAGTTCGTAAAGCAGGTCAAGCTCGACAGCGTTGAACTCGACTTCATAGACGACCTCGGTGCGGTTAGCTGGTGCTCCGGAGGTGATGTCTTTACATTTCATCTGCCATGTCCTCAAGTGCTGTAAGCAAGCCGTCAAAATCTTCGGATGCAGGGAGGACAGAGGTAAGCAAGTCAACTGCCTCTCCGTAGTCCTCGCGCAGGGAATCAAGGTACTGATTGCGGTCTATGAAACCGTTGTCTGTGTAAATGCTCATGGTCAGCGGAGAGCGAGCTTTTGAGCGACGAGGAACTGAACGGTTTTCATGTGCTTTGCAACCTTGCGCTTGGCTTTTGAGCACTCGGTCCAATCGCCACGGGCGAAGCAGAACTGGTATTCCGTTTGAGCTTTTGAAAGATCTGCCTTAGCGGCTTCGAGCTGTTGGGTGAGGGTTTCCATTTGAGGTAGGTGGCAGTGGAGGCTGTGCCCTTGATCCAACTATACACCACTTTTGGTCTGTTTAGGGGTACAAGGTGGATCTTAATCTTGCTGACTGTGCTTGACCGACGGGTATTTAGCCCTGCGGGCATCTGCTGCCTGCCGACTCTCGTGCTTCGGCTTTGCAGCGTTAGACCCCTTCGCTCGTTTTCTGCCATGCACCCTGTAGCGCTCAGCAGTTTTTTCCTTTGCTGCCTTGCTCGCCTCTTCGTAGCCAGGTGGCGCCAGATCAGGTCTAGCTTGAAAAATCGCAGTCCAATCAATCTCCATTAACTTTCTCCTTTAGAACCTTCAAAAGCTCCTCAATTTTTTCGGTGCGTTGGAGGATTTCTTCAAGTCTTTCCCCATTAACCTCCAATGTTGACTCTCTGTATCCGCAGCTATCACACTGCTTTCGGCGGAGCCTATATGGCTTGATTCCGGAGCGGATGACGCAGGGGTATGAGGATTTGGAGTGATCGGTTCCCAGTAGACGTGTTGAGATGGTTCGATAGCCCAAGACATTGCATTCCGGGCAGAAACTAAGAGTTGTTTTTCCCATGATTAGAACAAACCCTCCAATAGCTTGAACCTGTCCCAGGCATCAACCCAAGCTCCAAGACACTCGTCTGGCTCGTTCTGGATTAACCGGCAACGCCCTGGACCAGATACAAGCGTGTAGCACCAGTCAATCGAGAGCTTGTGATGGTCGATCAGCATTGACAGGTAGCCACCGAGCTGCGCCTTGGCAGGCTGTCTCTGGCTAACAGCAGGGCTACTGCCAACTGTCTTCAAGTCACCTAAAACCAGCTTGCCGTTTGAGCTGCGCACCAAAAAGTCAAAACTGCCGCCGATTCCTTTGCGGTCATCACAAAGCCGATATTCCACCGCGATCGTTTCACTGTCTCGCAGTAGCCAGCAGTCATCAAGGGCATCGGTCCATTCGGCGTAATCGCCTGGATCCCGAGGCTGATTAGTCAGCAATGCTTCGCAGTATGCGTGTACTGCATTGCCGCGAGGCTCCCAGAGGTGGCGCGTCTCGGCGAATCGGCGTTCTGCCCGTGGGTCTGCTGGGCTAGCAATCCGGGAAACGCTGAAGGGCATCCAGCGTCCTTTGTAGCGGTATCTGTGGATGTCCTCAAAAAATTCGAGACCCGGTATGGGTTCAAGCATTGAATGGTTTAGGATCCAACCTGGGTTCAAACCCTACCACATCAAATCGCTATTCATGACAAGTACAGCCACGAAATTTGCTATCGACAAAAGCCTTCTTGAAAGGATTGAAAAGATCATGCCTGCTTATCACCACAAACGGACCTACATCAATAGCCTGCTTGACATGGCTGTCACCAGGGTCGAAAACCAAACTCGATCTGACAGCGAGGACTGGTCTTCGTAGACCTGAAATACAATAAAAAACCGCCCCGGAGAGGCGGTAATCCGTTCGATCACGCACTGCAACGCTACATGAAAACCCCCGTTAAGTCAACGGCTTTTGCGATTGCTCCCTATGAATTGATGGACTGTGGTCTAGACCCAAGGTCGATCGTTGTCTACCTCTGGTTACACCGTTACGGCTGGAACTCAGCCAAAGGCTGCTACGCATCCTTGCAGACGATTTCGGACCGGTCAGGTATTACTCGGAAAATGGTCCAACGTTCACTCAGCCTTCTGGTTGAGACGGGTTGGATCACCGTCGAAAAGAGACCCGGACACACCGCCGTGTACAGGGTGCTCGTGGACCACCCAGGTCAAAATCGACCTAGGTCAAAAACGACCCAGGTCAAAACTGACCCAGGTCAAAATCGACCTAGGGGTCAGGTCGAAACTGACCTAGGGGTTAGGTCGAAATCGACCTATAAAACAAAAACCCATAAACAAGAACCCATAACAAAAACCCTTTTAAAGCTGGAAGGCGAGCTTCCAGCAGCTCAAGAGCCAGCCAAAAGGAAGGCAAGAGCCAAGGGTCCAGAAGACTTCGAGCAGTTCTGGAAGCTGTACCTGTCAGCACCGATCAGAGCGTCCTCTCAGTCCAAGCCAAAGGCTCTTGCCCAGTGGAAAAAAACCATTTGTCACGAAACCAGTGACACCCTGCTGGAGGCGATAAAAAATGAGATCTCCCATCAGCAGGCTGCTGGTGATTCCTTCATCAGCCCATTGCCGGATTGCTTCCGATGGTTACGCGACGAGCGCTACGCCACCGTCAATGACAAGCCAGTTGGACAGCAGTCAATCAATCACGCCACCTACGTTTTCTGATGCTTCCCCTTTACGACCCAGGCAACAAAGGGAAGTGCGTTCATCAAGTCTTCGACAACAAAGAACGCATCTCACCTAAAAACGTCTACCGCATCGCTACTTCCGCGATGTTCAGCGAAACCGAGCTTGGCGAGGTTCGCTTTCACTACAGCCCTGTCAACAGCGAACACGCCATTGGCATGTACGACAGGGAGGGCTACTACTGCACCTACTGCCCCCCGATCCCCGGTGCCTCCGGCTCTCGCGCCCTAGGTCGCTGGGTCCGCCATCCCTGGGCGGAAGAAGAACGCCAACGCCTCGAAGCCTTCGACTGATGCCTACCCAACGCCTTACCCGCCTCTCGACCGAAGAGGGCGCACGGACTATCCTCCGCCGCATGATCGACGCCGGGCGCTGCACCGTCGAAGATCTCGACAAAGCGCCGCCAGGGCACATCAACCCCCAGGCGTACCGAAACCTGATGCGGGACATCGCACCTCAACCCAGGGTCGAAGTCGTTAGCCCCCGTGACCTCCCGACGAAAAACCCCGAAGAACCTCTGCCCTTTTGAGATGAGCAAGATCGAAGTCAAGGTCTATCTGACCCCCGAGGAGCGCGATCACATCGACGCTCAAGCGCAGGCGCTGAACCTCAACCGCTCCCAGCTGATGCGTCTGCGGGCTCTAGGAGACCCTGCACCGGGCGTTAAGCCCTCTGCACCGCCCATCAGCCTGCGGCAGTACCAGAACGCCGTCCTAGCCGCTCTGAGGGCTTCTAACGGCTCCTGCTCGCGCCCGATCGTCGAGGCGATCACCGCCGCTGTCCTTTGTTCCGTCCATGAACCACCTAACAAACAGCCAAGCCCAAACCCTTCTCAAACTGTGGGATGACTACTACCTAGCTCTGTACCAAAAGATCAATGACCCAGAGCCCCCGCGAGCGCCTGAACAACTTGGTCGAGTCAGCCGCTACTTCCGTCCAGCCGACCTGGGAAACGCTCGATGATGGATGCATTCGCGTTTGTCTTGGTAAAAATTGCGGCACGGTCTCCTCTCACCACCTAATCGAGCCAAAGGTCAATCAGCTGCGAAATAATTGACATCTGCGAGAGACTAAGCTAAACAGCCAATACCGATTTCATAGAAATGGTTGCTGCTCCAGAGTTTATTGACCACCTCCCCCTAAAGGAGGTAAAGCCCTATTCGAAAAACTCTCGTAATCACAACGAAGCTCAGCTAAAGAGCCTTTGCGCTGCCATTAAGGAATACGGGTTCACCAATCCCATCCTCATTGACGAAAGCAAGACAATAATCGCTGGGCATGGTCGTTACGAAGCCGCAAAGCGACTAAAGCTTGAGACCATCCCTACCATTACCATCTCTCACCTTTCGCCTGAGCAACAGCGCGCTTACGTCATCGCGGACAATAAGCTCAGTGATATGTCAACATGGGACAACGAAAACCTTATTTCAGAGCTGGCAGGTCTCGCGTCCTACCAAGAATCTCTAGACGACAATCTCAAAGGCTTTTTCGATCAGTCGTCTTTTAATCCATACAAGGTGCAAGAGGTTGATGTAGCACTTCTCAAGCCTCATCCTCGAAATTACCGCGAACACCCACAGCAACAGATCGAGCATCTCGCTGGCAGTATCGCAGAGTACGGCTTCTACAGAAATGTAATTGTCGCAAAGGACTACACTATTCTTGCTGGGCACGGTTTAACGCAAGCTGCCATTTTTGCAAAAATTAAAACCGTACCCATACTTAAGCTCCAAATTGATCCAAGCAGCACCAAAGCTTTAAAGCTTCTTGCAATCGACAATGAGGTTGATCACCTTGGTGACACAGATATGCGTCAGCTATCTGAAATCCTTAAAGACATACTCAAGGAAGACGACCTGTTTGGAACTGGGTATGACGAAGCCAAGCTTCAAAACCTTTTAACAGTTAGCCGCAGCAAACAAGAAGTCGAGAGCTACCTACCAGAAAGTGATTGGGGTGATCTCGTCGATTTCGAAAAAACTGATCGCAACCCTAAGATTGTCGTTAATTTCGAAAACGAAACAGACCGACAAGACTTTATTAACGCGCTAGGCATCAGCTTGTCTGACAAAGCAAAAGCAATGTGGTGGCCGATGAAAGAGCGTAAGGTGCTGAAAGATAAAAAATACGAGGCACAGTAAAAATGTCTTCAAATTTTTTCGACATTCGCGGCATTGAGCTTTTGGAGCTTTGCCCTACTGGCGTTGACCAAGAGCGCTGGCAAAGCTTTCGTGCTGCTATGCAAAGGGCGAAAAACCTAGAGGCACAAGAATCGGGTCCAATACAAATTGACCTCGAACTGAACGGTTCTTGCAATATGCAGTGCCCGTTCTGCATACACGGTTACAACGGTCAAACCAACCTTGATCTACAGCTCTCGCTAGAGCAAGCAAAGGACATTCTTCAACAAGCCCACTCCGCTGGAGCTGCCTCTTTAAAGCTAAACTACATTAACGAACCTCTGATTCGAAAAGATCTAGAGGACGTGATCGCTTATGCGCGATCCATTGGGTACGTCAACATTTACCTCGTAACCAACGGATCTCTTTTGACGCCTGAAAGACAGCTTTCAATCCTTCAGGCTGGTCTTACAAGGATTTACGTCAGTATTGATGCGGCTACAGCAGAAACCTACAACAAGCAGCGCAAAAGCGGCTTGTACGAACGTGTTGTAGGGAACGTTCGCTCCTTAATACAGACGCGCAATAGCCTCAACATGAGCTTCCCCCTGGTTCGGGTGTCTTTCCTGAAAAATGCGATCAACATTCACGAAGCCTTAGATTTCTTTGACCAGTGGAAGGATACCGCAGATTTGATCACTTTTCAGACCATGAACAACGTCCCGGACACTGAAACCGGACTTTCGATCGAATCGTTTTCTGAACCAAAGCCTTGCGATTTCCCCTTCAAACAACTTGTCGTAGATCATGAAGGCAATATCTTGCCTTGCTGCAAGCTGCCGGGCAGAAAGCTGAAAATTGGTAACATCAAGTCGATGTCAGTTCAGCAGGCTTGGCAATCCGACAAAATGCGAGACCTGCGCTCTCAGCACTCATCTGAAAACTCAACTTTGAATCCGATCTGCCGCGCTTGTCTTACCAATGAGTAGCACCCTCTACCCGGTCTATGTCATCTCGAAAGGTAGACCTGACTGCTGTCTTTCGAGCATCGCACTACAAAAGGACAACGTTCCGCACAAAGTCGTAGTCGAACCGCAGGAGCTCGACGAATACAAAAAGCACATGCCAGATGCAGACTATCTGGTGACACCATTTAGCAACCTAGGCGAACGCTCTATCCCTGTGCGGAACTTCATATGGGAGCACTCCAGCAATGCTGGGGCAATTCGCCACTGGTGCGTTGATGACAATATTCGCAAGTGGAGGTACTTCAATGGACACGAACGGATCACGATTAACGCGTTGCTAGCCTTTCAAATTGTCGAAGAGTTCACTCAACGTTTTTCCAACGTTGGTATCGCTGGTCCCGCATATACGTTTTTTTCGTTGCCAAGGCAAAAAATGCCGCCGTTTAGAAAAAATTGCCATGTATACTCTTGTATGCTGATTCGCAATGATCTGCCTTTTCGCTGGCGAGGTCCTTGGAATGAAGACGTAGACCTCAATCTTCAGTGCTTAGCAATCAAGCAGTGCACGATCCAGTTAATGGCGATCACCTGTGACAAGCAAGCCACCATGACCATGAAAGGCGGCAACTCCACTGAATATCAAAACCTAGACTCTCGTGCCTATGGTTCCCGCACCCTGCAAGCTCGTTGGCCTGGTATCATCACACTCACAAATAAATACGGCAGACCCCACTTTCACGTCAAAGACAACTGGCAGTCTTTTCAAGACATCCCCCTCATAAAAGATCCTCAACATACACCCAGAAACTTTAAACTTAAAATGACGCAGAAAGGCGATGGCTAAATCCACTAACGCAGAGATTGAATATCGCCTAAACCGCGTCTACAAATTGCTGTGCAAGCACGCAACCACGTCTGAAGTCGTGGATTATTGTGCCCGAGAATGGGGGATCAAGCCGTCCATGGCGAAGAACTACGTTCGCCGTGTACGCGAGCGTATAGCAAAAGACTGGGAGCTAGACGCACGTCAATACAGGGCTGACCTGCTTACCCAATACGCTGACCTTGCAAAATCTGCCAGAGCCAACGGGCATGACCACATCGCCATTGGCGCATTGAATGCGATGGCGAAGTTGACAGGTTTAATTAGTTGACCTCAATCCTTGACCGAGATCGACCGCGGTGCATCCTTGACGATGCAGCGTCTTCCGTAGGATTTACTGCCACTGATTACGAGCAGATCACTAGTGCACTGGCTGATGCATTAACTGAGCCTCAGCGAAAGGTCTGGGATTCAAGTGAGCGCTTCAAGCTGCTTTGCTCCGGGCGGCGCTTTGGCAAAACTTACCTATGCATCACGCGTCTAATTTGCTGGGCGCTTGAAAAACCAGGCAGCTTGAACTGGTACGTCACTGCGAACTATCGCATGGCGAAGCAGATCGCCTGGCGACAGCTAAAAAATATGGCGTCTGATGATCTGGTTGTCAAACGAAATGAGTCGGATCTCAGTATCGAGTTTGTCAACGGCAGCATTGTTGCCCTACGCGGTGCGGATAACGAAGACAGCTTGCGTGGCGTGAGTCTTTCGTCCTTGGTTGTGGATGAGGCTGCCTACGTCAAGCAAAGCGCCTGGGAAATGGTGCTGCGCCCAGCACTGTCGGATCAAGGCGGTCCTGCCTGGTTTATCACCACGCCAGCAGGCTTGAACTGGTTTCATGATTTGTGGGAGCAGGCACAAGACGAAACTGATTGGAAAGCCTTCTCCTACACCACTATTCAGGGCGGCAACGTCCCAGCTGAGGAGGTCGAAGCAGCACGCCGCACGCTTGATGAACGCACCTTTCGTCAGGAGTACCTAGCTAGCTTCGAGACCCTCGCCGGACGCGTCTACCCTGATTTCAGCGATGACAACATCTCCGAAGATGTCAAAGACACCGGCGGAGAAATCTATTGGGGCACTGACTTTAACGTTGGCATCATGGCTGGCGTTCTGGCTTCTCGTGTCGGTGATACTGTGCACATCTGGGATGAACTCGCTGTAAAGCAGTCCAATACCGATGAGGTTTGCCAACTCCTCAAGGAACGATTCCCGGACCGGCGAATTATTGCTTATCCAGATCCAACAGGGAGCGCCCGCAAGACATCTTCGGCGGGTCGCACCGACCACGACATCATCCGCCGCTACGGCTTCCAGTGCATCAGCCCCCGAGCGCCCTGGGCAGTAAAAGACAAGATCAACTCAACCAACTGGATGATCCGCACTGCCGATGGTCAGATGCGTCTGTTTATCCACCCGCGATGTAAGCACACGATCAAGGCGCTTAAGAATGTCTGCTTCAAAGAAGGCGCGACTGATTACGTCATCGACAAGTCAGCTAACATCGAGCACTGGACAGACGGTCTCGGCTACCTAATCCTTGGTGCCTTTAACCCGATGTATATGCAGTCTGGTAAAGGAACTGGCATCAGGGTCTACTAGCCTTGCTAACTACAATGCAGCAAAGCTGAGAGAACAGAGACGTGTACAGCGGCTTCCAGCACTACGACCGTCAGCTGACCGCTCGCGTCGCCAAGGTCAACGACCCAAACGCTGCTTGGCGGAATCAAGAGCCGCACTGGGTTTTAATCGAAGATCTGATCGGTGGCAGCTACGAACTGCGCCGCCGTCACCGCCGGTATTTGCCGCAGGAGCCTAGAGAACTCGACGAGGCGTATGACAACCGCCTAGCTCGTTCCGTTTGCCCGCCTTACTACATCCGCCTTGAGAGGATGCTGGCTGGCATGTTGACCCGCAAGCCGGTCAGGCTTAACGACGTTTCCGATGTCGTCCGCGAGCAGCTGTTCGACGTTGACCTGCAGGGCAACGACCTGAACGTCTGGACCTATGAAGCCTGCCGCAAGATGGTCCGCTATGGGCACATCGGTGTCCTGGTTGATGCCCCTGCTGCTGGTGAGCTTGGGCGTCCTTACTGGGTGACGTACACGCCAAGAGAGATCTTGGGATGGAGAACCGAGCTGATCGACGGAGCTCAGAAGCTCACCCAGCTACGCCTTCTTGAAAAGGTCATCGAGGCTGATGGCGATTATGGCGAAAAGGAAGTCGAGCAGGTTCGTGTCTTGACCCCTGGCGCTTTTGAGATTCACCGCCACGACGCTAAAGGGCAGTTTGTTGTACATGACAGCGGTACAACGACGATGGATCACATCCCGTTTGCTATCGCCTACTCGAACCGCGTGAACTTCATGGAGTCACGCCCGCCGCTTGAGGACATCGCAAACCTCAACCTCAAGGCGTACCAAGTTCAAAGCGACCTGGATAACCAGCTCCATATTTCGGCAGTGCCGATGCTGGCGTTCTATGGCTTCCCGCAATCCGCAGAAGAGGTCAGCGCCGGTCCAGGCGAGGCGATTTCCTTCCCGAGTGATGGACGGGCTGAATACATCGCTCCCCCCAGCAACGCTTTTGACTCGCAGTTCCGCCGTCTCGATCAGCTCGCCAGCCAGATCAACGAACTAGGTCTGTCTGCTGTTCTCGGTCAGAAGCTATCTGCCGAGACCGCTGAGTCGAAGCGGATTGATCGCAGCCAAGGCGACAGCACGATGATGGTCATTGCGCAGAACATGCAAGACCTGATCGACAACTGCTTGGCTCACCACGCCCATTATCTAAATATCGAGGAAGTGGGTAGCAGCTTTGTTAATCGTGACTTCCTTGGTGCTCGTCTGGAGCCTCAGGAGATTCAAGCGCTCCTGCAGCTTTATACGGCTGGCACGATCAGCCAGAAAACTCTGCTCGACCAGCTTTATGAAGGCGAGGTCCTGGGCGATGAGTTTGATGTCGAGGAGGAACTGGAATCAACTCAGGCAGGCGGTTACGTCGAGATGGCACCGCCTGAACCTCGCGCTGTTAACACGATCCCAGAAGAGTCAGCAGAGCCGGAAGATACAGAAGAGATCCCGGCATAGTGAGGCAACCGGAGGACTCCAATGGGCGCA